ATTGGCGTGAATCTCATCGACCACCGCATTTTTACTGCGTGTAGTGGACACCCACTTCGCGCTTTTTTGCATGGAAGGGTATATATGAAAGTCATAGACAATAAAGCATTGTTACTGCGTCTGCGCGATCCTCAGAAAGTCACAAGTATTATCCCAAAGAGTAAGGAGTTATCAGATAACCGAGTGGTGGTTAACTGGGGTGTAGACGAGACTCACGTACTCAAGAACTTAAACATCAACGCTCCGTCACCCATCGAAGGGCAGTACCAATGGACAGGTAAGTACAAGCCTTTCGAGCACCAGAAATCTACGGCGGGGTTCCTCACACTCAATAAACGTGCGTTCTGTTTCAACGAACAAGGTACAGGGAAGACCGCCAGTGCTATTTGGGCGGCAGACTTCTTGATGAAACAAGGCCGTATCAACCGCGCTCTTGTTATCTGTCCTCTATCTATCATGGACTCGGCGTGGCGAGAGGACTTATTCAGCTTTGCCATGCACCGCAAGGTAGATATAGCGCACGGTTCAGTAAGTAAGAGGACTGCTGTAATCGAAAGTGATGCAGAGTTCGTGATAATAAACTATGACGGTGTAGCAATCGTAGCGGACGCCATAGCCAATGGAGGTTTTGACTTAGTGATCGTGGACGAGGCGACTCACTACAAGAATGCTCAGACTGACAGGTGGAAGACGCTAAACAGGCTGCTCAGTCCTGACACATGGCTATGGATGATGACAGGCACCCCCGCTGCACAAAGCCCGCTAGATGCGTACGGTCTGGCTAAACTCGTTAACCCGAAGGCTGTGCCACGCTTCTTTGGTTCGTTCCGCGATCAGGTCATGTATAAAGTGACTAACTTCAAGTGGGTGCCCAAGCCCGACGCCACAGACACCGTGTTCAATGCGCTGCAACCAGCGATACGGTTCACCAAGGAAGAGTGTCTGGATCTGCCTGACATCATATACACAACCCGCGATGTACCGCTCACTCGCCAGCAAGAAAAATACTACAAAGAATTAAAAGACCGCATGGTCATGGAAGCTGCGGAAGAGACAGTCACGGCAGCTACGGCAGCGGTCAACATGAATAAGCTGCTGCAAATCAGTTCTGGTGCGGTGTACACCGATGACAAAGAGGTAGTGGAGTTCGACATCAAGCACCGATACAAGGTGCTGCGTGAAGTGATCGACGAGTCTAGCAAGAAGGTTCTGATCTTCGTGCCGTTCAAGCACACAATACAGCTACTTACCGACAAGCTACGCAAGGACAAGATACCCACCGAGATCATCAGCGGGGCAGTAAAAGCTACTGACCGTACGCGCATATTCAAGGAGTTCCAAGAGACAGATACCCCGCGAGTGCTGGTCATTCAGCCACAGGCTGCGGCACATGGCGTTACGTTGACCGCCGCGAACACAATCGTATGGTGGGGGCCAACCAGTTCGGTGGAAACATACGCCCAAGCTAACGCACGGATTCACAGGGCGGGACAGGATCACAAATGTACGATAGTGCAGCTACAAGGGTCTCACATAGAAAAGCGCGTGTACGCACTACTAGATAACAAAATAGACACACATACAAAAATTATTGATCTTTACAAAGAAATACTTGATTAAGTCATTACCTACCACTATATTGCAGTTCTCGGCAATGGAAGGACGAAAACATGGCTGATGCGAAGAGTGTGGGTGGCGTACCCTTACCGAAATTGACCAGAGCTTATCTGAGAATCAAAGAGGAAAGGGATCGGCTATCCGCTGAATACAGGGAAGCTGACGAAAGACTCGTCAGTAAACAAAACAAAATCAAAAGCGCGTTACTGGACTACTTGAAAGAGAACGACATAAAGAGTGTCAAGACGGATGCTGGTACGTTTTACCGTACGGTTAAGCAGAAGTATTGGACTTCCGACTGGGAATCTATGCACGAGTTTATCCTTGAGCATGAAGTTCCAGAGTTCTTGGAAAAGCGCCTGAATCAGAAGAACGTACGGGAGTTCTTAGAAGAAAACCCAGATCTTCTGCCCAAGGGCTTGAACGTAGACGCAGAGTTCGCGTTAACGATAAGGAAAGCATGATGGAGCAATTAGTTCCGATTGAAGATGTCGCCAAGCACTTTGGTGTGTCATTATCCACGGCCCGCAAATGGGTGAGGGATGGGGTAATACCAGAGAACACGTACATCAAGGTAGGTAAGACTCAACGGTTCGCTTTGGCGACCATTGCTGACGCTCTGCTAAAAGGCCAAACGGCTGTAGAAGAGCCTGCAACAGTGAATGAAGAGTTTGACCCTACCGACTTTGATCCTGATGCGGACATTTAATGCGCCGAATCAGCTTACAGGGTAATAAGTTTACTGGGTTAGACTTTCAAGCAGACGCCACGTCGATAGACGTAATCATCGTGAACGCAGCAGTAGTATCGCGCTCGTACTACAAAGATGCCTACGATCCTAACGCCAAACGCCTGCCTACGTGTTGGTCTAGCGATACCCAGAAACCTTCACCCGATGTGCCGTCAGACCAGAAGCAAAGTGCGCGGTGTATTGACTGCTCACAGAACATCAGGGGTTCCGGCACTGGAGGGGGTAGGGCTTGTAGATTTAGCCAGCGACTAGCGGTTGTTGAAGAAAAAGCGTTAGACACTGTGTATCAACTACAAGTTCCTGCCTCATCCATATTTGGTAAGGCTCAAGGTAGAAGTTCTATGCCTCTACAGGCTTATGCCAAGTTCTTGAGTGGGCATGGGACGCCCAGTGCAGCAGTGGTGACGAGGATAAGTTTTGATATGGGTAGCCCTGTACCAAGCTGTTCTTCTACCCACAAAGACCGTTAGAAGAAGAGGAACTACGTTTGGTCAGGGGAATAGTGGATGCAGATGACACGTTAGCAGCAATAGCTTTCGACGTTGCTCCGCACAACCGCGAAGGTTCGCCCTTCGTTGCGACTGAAGGGTTCGATATAAATAGCCAATTAGGAGACCAAAATGGCTGAAGATTTTATGTACTACACGATTGAAGGCGTAAAAGCCTTATATCCGAAACTCGACGCTACCTACAAGTTCGATAACAAAGCGAACGGTGGGAAAGGCGGTTCTGTTAAGTGTGATCCACTGGATGACGGTGCGGAATACTCTATGTCTTTCGTAATGTCGGAAGCAAAAGCTAAGGCTTTATACAAAGCAATGGCTGTGGCTTACAAGTCCAAGAAAGAAAAGGGCTGGCCCGATAAGTTTCCGCTACCGTTCAAGAAGGACGATGACGGCAACTACATCGGTAAGGCTAAGTTGAAAGGTGCTTACGGCACTGACAAGACCACACCCCCGCTACAAGTTGACGCGCAGAACAACAAACTGCCGACAGACTTTCAGTTGACTACCGGCAGTACCGTGAACCTTGCCTTCACTTTTGTACCGTACTCTATGCGGGATAACGGCGTTAGCCTACGCCTGAACGGTGTGCAGGTAATCGAATACGTGCCTATGGTGTCACGCTCGCCTTTCGGCGTTGTAGAAGGTGGCTTTGTAGCACAACCTGATAACCCGTTTAATGATACTACCAGTAGTGTCAAAAGCACTGACGTTGCGTTAGAGGATGACGACTCTGATGACATATTCGGTGATGAGCCAGATACCTCTCAAGTAGAGGAACCAAAAAAGGTCGTGAAGAAATCTGCCCCCGCACCCAAGGAAGATGACGACGATCTGAGTGCCATTGTTGAAGGTTGGGATGACTAACCTCTAACAATCACTCCGCTATGGCTAGGGGTTATAGCAGGGCTAGCAAGCCTACCCCGAAAAAGATGCGCCGACATCCCTGCCATAGCGTACTCTCGGCATTGGGTGCAACCATGAATACAAGAGAATTTTTACGGTGGGTATTACCCACAGAGGGTGTATACGTCGCCCTTCAATATGACCTAGCGTCGAACGGAGTTCGGCAGACGTACTTTCATTCGACAGATGAACTAGCAGAAGCCGCCGAGTACCACGACAGCGAAGGGTGGGATATGTACTTTGCGTTGAGTAACTTCAAAGAAGAAGGTACCCGCAAGAGTGAAGACGCCAAGCAGATTAAGTCGTTCTTTTTAGACCTAGACATTGGCGAAGACAAAGCTGCTAAGAACGAGGGGTTTACTACACAGAGGGAAGCACTACTCAGGCTGCAAGAGTTTCGTGCAGCGTTAGAATTACCAAAACCTCTTATCGTTAACTCTGGGCGTGGCATACACGTTTACTGGGTGCTGTCAGAGTCCGTAGCGGTAGAGCAGTGGAAAGTAGTAGCTGACCAGTTCAAAGCCAAATGCAAAGAGTTCGGGCTTGAGATAGATCCCGCAGTACCTGCTGATATAGCGCGGGTGCTCCGCGTAGTGGGTACACACAACCACAAACCCGATACGCCTGCGCCAGTAGAAGTCATAGGCAACACCCCTGATACGGTTAACTTTGACTTTTTTGCCAGTAAATTGGGGATGGATACGATACCAGTTCCCAAGAAGTATGCGCCTGCCGAGGGGCCAGCAAGCCTACGCGATGCACTGATGAGCAACATTAAGTATGAATTCAGAAGCATACTGCTCAAAGCGCAGAACGGTAATGGATGCGAGCAACTACACCGCATAATAAAAGGTCAGGCCGAGACGAGTGAGCCTATGTGGCGAGCAGGGTTATCTATCGCCAAGTTTTGCGTAGACGGTGAGAAAGCCGCGCACAAGATCTCAAACCAGCACCCTGAGTACACGCCTGAACTAACGCTCAAGAAGCTAGATCTTATCAAGGGGCCGTACCGATGCACGACATTCGACGAAAACGAGGGCGGTATCTGCACGGAGTGCCCACACTGGGGCAAGATCAAATCGCCGATTATTCTAGGGCGTAAGATACCCGAAGCCGAAGTGAACGAAGACGGCACGTATGTAGTTGAGTCAGATGAGTCAAGCGATCCGATAGAAGGTACGCTTGTTGCGGAAATTGTCGGTCAAGAACTTTCCACAGAACACGTTATACCAGTTTACCCACGTCCGTATTTTCGGGGGACGAACGGTGGTGTGTACGTCAGGAACATAAGCCAAGACGGTGAGGTTGACGAATACGTTATTTACCACAATGATATTTACGTTACGCAGCGGGTGATGGATGTAGAAGCCGGTGAATCTGTAGTCTGCCGGATACACCTGCCCCAAGACGAAGTACGAGAGTTCACCCTGCCGCTTACGGCGGTTACTTCAAAAGAGGAGCTACGCAAGCAGATGTCCATGCAGGGCGTGGCTGTCCCACAAATCAACGACTTGATGTTATATATGATTACTTGGATAAACGAATTGCAAGCTACAGTTACAGCAGATATAGCGCACCGACAGTTCGGTTGGGCTAACGACGACATGAGTGCCTTTATCGTAGGTGATAGAGAGATACACGCAGATCACGTACGGCATAACCCCCCGTCTACGTCTACCGCTGCCTATATTCCGTACTTCCAGCCGAAGGGTACGCTCGAAGCGTGGAAAGAAATGGCTAATTTTTACAACACGCGGCCTGAACTTGTGATGCACCAGTATGTTGTGTGTACAGCGTTTGGCTCCCCCCTGATGAGCTTTCTACCGCAGAATGCCTGCGCGTTACACATACATAGCAACTTGAGTGGGTGTGGTAAGTCCGCAGCCGTACGGGTAGCGTCTTCGGTGTGGGGGGCCGAGAAAGGCATGATGACCCCCGAAGTTTCTACCGACTCGTTCAAGTTCAACCGCGCAGAGCTGTTACGCAATCTACCGTTTTACATAGACGAGTTGACCAACGCAGAGTGGAAGCAACTGAGTAATTTGGTTTACCAAATATCTTCTGGGGAACAACGTGGTCGTATGGCTGGTGGGGCTAACCTTGAACGCGCTCGTGGTGAATCATGGCACTTCTTGTGTGTTACCACCGGCAATGCCAGTGTCGTCGAGCGTATTGCAGCAGGCAAACAAGCGCCGAAAGCAGAGGCGCAGAGGATAATGGAGTGGAGGGCAGAGCGTGTTTTCAACGATACCGAGAGTAAGAAGGACACCGATGGCTTTGACATGGCTCTCAAGAACAACTACGGACACGCAGGGCCGATCTACATTCAGTACGTTTTGCAGAATCTGGAGGACGTTAAGAAACTCGTACTCAAATTTCAGCGTCTAGTCGATGAGAAAGCAGGGCTTACAGCGGAAAATCGTTTCTGGTCTGCCGGAGCGGCTACCACCCTAGCTGGTGCGTACATCGCCAATAAATTAGAACTGGTTGACTACGATATGCAGGCGCTGTTCAAGTGGACTATTAAGTTACTCAAAGCAAACCTACGGGCGGTGGATGATATGGGCACGACAGTAGAGCAGACTCTTAATGACTACATCACGGAAAACTACAACAACATACTGATAATCAAGAGCACGGACGATCTACGCAGTAATTCTGGCAACGGGCTGGACAGCATCGTCATACCCGAAGCACTACCAAAAGGTAAGTTAGTGGCGCGGTATGAAACGGATACAAAGAAAGCGTACTTGGTGCCGAGATACCTAAAGTCTTGGTGTGCAGCACATCAGATAAATTACAGCGCGTTTGTGCATGACCTGATAAACAAGTTAGGTGGTAAGCGTGGCTCTATACGGTTGGGTAAAGGCACCCACATAGGATCAGCAATACCGGCAGGTCGAGTGCTAATAGTTAACTGTAACGTGTTCGGCACGACTGATGAAGATGACGTAGCTGATGAAACTGATGAAGCTGATGAAAGCGAAAATAGTCTATACGAATAGTATATACAGCGGCACAGGGTAGATGGCGAATTTAACACTCAGGACGTATGACCTAAACCCTGATGGGGTACGCATCGTCGTCGATTGGGGTTCTATGGTAGTAGGTAGTTCGGTGTTCGTGCCGTGCATAAACACAGACAAGGCGTTACAACAGATCAAACGTATTTGTGTGGATGATATGGAGTGGGATATACGGGCTAGATCGGGCCTAGAAGGTAATTTTTCAGGTGTTCGCGTTTGGAGATTGGTGTGATACGATTCGCCCTGATAAGGTCTCTCGGTCTCCTCCTACGTGGGTCTTATCTTCCATCCGCCCCCCTATCGTGATCTCCCCTTCTCACGGTAGGGGGGTTTTTT